TTTGACATAGATAAAATAACTGATGAAGATGAAGAAAGATTTTTAAGAGAACAAAGAGAAGAAAGAGTTGCATATTCTGAGTTAGACGAAAAAGGCAAAGCTATTTATAACAAGTTAAAAAAAGAAGGTAAAATTAGGTTTTAAAATAATATGGGATTTAAACTAGGCAAAGGTAGAGTACAAAGTATGTATGGTGGAGTTATAAGTAAAAAAATGCGCTTTGGCCAAGAGGCAGGTAGTGACGCTTCTGTGCCTGGCACGCCTGTTGTTAGAAAACCATTAGGAGAAGGAATATTAGGTGAAGCTAATATGGATGGTAGTATATATATTAACGAAAGCATAGTACCTGGTAGTAAAGAAGAAGCTCAAGTAATTAACCATGAAATGAGGCATGCTACAGATATGAGAACAGGTAAGTTAGCTTATGGAGATGATTTTGTTAAATGGAACGGCAATATATACCCAAGAGAAGATAGAAACGGTAAAGATATGATAAAAGTAGATGGTCAATGGAAAGAAGCGGGTACACATGACTTCCCTTGGGAAGAAGAAGCAAATAACGGAAATAAAAACGTATGAGTATATTAGGAAAAATATTTTCAAGTGGAGCTAATGAATTAGTAAAAGGTGTAGGTGGCGTAATAGACGAACTACACACTTCAAAAGAAGAGAAACTTGAAGCAGAAAGAAAAATAAAAGATATGATAATGGGTTACGAAGCTAATATGCAACAGCAAGTGACTAAAAGATGGAAAGTCGATATGGCCTCTGATTCTTGGTTATCAAAAAACATAAGACCTTTAGTTCTTATATTTCTAGTAGTATCAACAGTGTTAATGATATTTATTGACGCTGGTGTTATTGCTTTTGAAGTAAAAGACACTTGGGTTGATCTATTACAATTAGTATTAATAACCGTGATCGGTGCCTACTTTGGTGGTAGATCACTAGAAAAAGTAAAAAAATAATAAAATGGGATATATTTCAAAATTAATTAAACCAACGCCTCCTGTAGCTACAATGATACAGTCTGATAAATCAGATTTTGCTTTTGGAGCTGGAGACGTTGTTTGTGACTGGACTGAGTTTGAAGTTCCAGTAGGAACAGTAAAGTTAGAATCTGTAATGCTATTAATATCTGGTGAAAACGCTGGTATTCAAACTTCTAGAGACATGGTTTTGTATTTTGCCAAAGGTAACGTAGATGGTACGGCTCCTTCTTCTTTAGGTACAGGTAACGGATCTGCTAATGGAAAAGGTTTTTACAATAATATTTTAGGACATACTGTAATTGATGTTCTTAATTATGACGCTAGATTAGATTTTGCTTCTATCGTAACAGCCGGAACAACAAACACAGACTCTAGTATGAATCATACTAATTTAGTATTTACAGCAGAAGAAGATCTTCAAAATCCACATAAGCTATACGTTGCTATAGTAGGTGGCGCTAGTTTTGATCATGATTTTTCTACGGGAGTATTATTAAACGATGCAGACAATGTTGCTGCTGGCGACACTGCTTTGGTAACAGACGGTATAGACGCTGATAAAGTGTTTAATCCTGGAGATGTAATACTTAAACATGATTCTGATACGGTTGTAGGAACTGTTAAATCTGTTAGTGCTAATCTAATAACACTAGAAAGTGGTAGTGGGGTAGCTATAGCAGATGACGATGAGTTAGTACATCAAAGTCCAATAAAGATAAGATTAGGGTTTCAATATTAAATAAATTAAATTAAATTAAATAAAATGGCAAAAACAAAAAAGAAAGCTGAAAAAGCTACAAAAATTACAAACGAAGAATTAAATAAAGTACAATCAGTAATTAACAATATTAATAGAGCGCAGTTAGAGATTGGATCTATAGAAAGTAAAAAACATAATCTTTTACATCACGTGTCTATATTGCAAGAACAGTTAAATAAAATGCAAGTCGAATTTGAAAAGAATTATGGTACAGCTGATATTAACATTCAAGATGGTACTATAAACTACACAAAAGATGAGCAAACTAATTAGAAAAATTACTGTAGGTAAAGACTACAAGGAAAACGCTATGCACTACGCTGTAGGCCAAGATGTTTATGGTGGGCATACTATATGTGACATAATAGAAGAAAAAGATAAATATTCTATTTACATTAGAAAAAACAAAGACGTGTTACCTTGGAAAGACTTTAATAAAAATATGGCAGTGTCTGTAGAGTATAATTTAGAGTACTAATGAAAGCACCTTTTGACTTTGTTATAGAGCCAAAAGGTAATAGATACAACAATACTAAAAAAGTTGGTGATAAAAATCTTATATTAAACACTGAAATATTTAATCATCAATATATAAATAGAGAAGCCATTGTTAAATCTATACCTACGGCTTATAGTACTAAAATAAAACCAGGCGATACAATTGTTGTGCACCACAATGTATTTAGACGTTGGCACGACGTTAAAGGTGTTGAAAAAAACAGTAGAAGTTATTTTAATGAAAACACATATCTTGTAAAACCAGATCAAATATTTTTGTATAAAAGAAATAATAAATGGTTAGCTACAGATGGATATTGTTTTGTACAACCAATAAAACAAAGAGATAAACTAAAATCAGGTGAAGAAGAAGAGTGTGTAGGCATAGTTAAATATACTGACGGCGTTAACAACATTGGTGATCTTGTAGGTTTTACACCTTTTTCAACTTATGAGTTTGTAATCGACGGTAAAAGATTATATAGAGTTTTAAATAAATTTATTACAATTAAATATGAATACGAAGGAAACGAAGAGGCTTATAATCCAAGCTGGGCACAGAGCAGTTGAAGAATTAATTAACGTCGCTAAAGAAAAGATAATTACAAACACAGATGATGACGTTAGTGCTGATAGATTAAAAAATGCCGCAGCTACTAAAAAACTAGCAATATTTGACGCATTTGAAATACTTAACAGAATACAAGAAGAAGAAAACTTGCTTGAGGGCAAAACACCTGAAAAGACAGAGAAAAAAGCTTTTAAAGGATTCGCAGAAGGTAGATCTAAGTAATGTACAAGCAAAATTTAGTTAAGGTCGTAGAACCAATAAAAAAAACAACAATCACACGGATGAACCGTGGTAAAAAATGGAAATATGGATACAATAAAGAACATGATATTATCGTTATATCAAAAACTGGTAAAATTGGTGAAATACTTGAAATACAAAATTTGCGGGTGGCTTTGCCGTTGCTGCCAGTGCGACTGCAGCACAAAATAGGTAAGTGGCAAAAAATAGAGTATCCAAAACAACTAAGTAAACTTAAAAATATATTTGATTGGAGATCTTATCCTGAAGATCAAAAAGAAGAGTGGTATGATTATATAGACGAAGAGTTTAAACGTAGAGATGAAGGCTTTTGGTTTTTAAATAATAACAAGCCAACATATATAACAGGTAGTCATTACATGTATTTGCAGTGGAGTAAAATAGATGTAGGTGCACCTGATTTTAGAGAAGCAAATCGTTTGTTTTTTATATTTTGGGAAGCTTGTAAAGCTGACAAAAGATGTTACGGTATGTGTTATCTTAAAAATAGACGTAGTGGTTTTTCTTTTATGTCTTCAGCCGAAACAGTTAATTTAGCAACAATATCGAGTGATAGTAGATATGGTATATTATCTAAAAGTGGTGCTGATGCTAAAAAAATGTTTACGGACAAAGTTGTTCCAATATCGGTTAATTATCCTTTCTTTTTTAAACCGATACAAGATGGTATGGATAGGCCTAAGTCTGAGCTTGCTTATCGTGTACCTGCAAGTAAGTTTACGCGTAAAAAAATTACTGCAAACGAACAGCAAGAAGACTTGGTTGGACTTGATACTACTATTGATTGGAAAAATACAGGTGACAATAGCTACGATGGAGAAAAGCTTAGTTTACTAGTACACGATGAGAGCGGTAAATGGGAAAGACCTGATAATATATTAAACAACTGGCGAGTAACAAAAACTTGTTTACGTTTAGGTGCTAGAATAGTAGGTAAATGCATGATGGGTAGTACTAGTAACGCATTAGATAAAGGTGGTGGTAATTTTAAAAAACTATACAATGACTCAGACGTTACTAAGCGTAACAGAAATGGACAAACAAAGTCTGGTTTATATTCTCTTTTTATCCCAAT